GGCAGCGCGGCCAGGGCATCGCGCAGGCGCGCCAGATCACGCGGGCGGGCGTTGCGCAGGCCGATCCGGGCGAGGATGCGCTCCAGATCGCCGATGTCCTTGAGTTGCGGCTGCAGCTGCTCGAAGCGGTAGTGCTCCAGCAGGCAGGTGATCGAGTCCTGGCGCGCTTCGAGGGTCTCGCGGTTGCGCAGCGGGCGGTTCAGCCAGCGGGTCAGCAGGCGCGAGCCCATGGCGGTCTGGCAGCGATCCATGACCGATTGCAGCGTGTTGTCACGACCGCCGGCCAGATTGACGTCCAGCTCCAGGTTGCGCCGGCTGGCACCGTCGAGGATCACCGTGTCGTCGAGGCGCTCGTGGCGCAGGCTGCGCAGATGGGGTAGGGCGGTGCGCTGGGTTTCCTTGGCGTAGGCGAGCAGGCAGCCGGCGGCGCCGATGGCCAGGGTCAGGTTCTCGCAGCCGAAACCCTTGAGGTCCTGGGTGGAGAACTGCTGGCAGAGGCTCTTGAATGCTGAATCACGATCGAAATCCCAGGGAGCGCGGCGGCGCACGCCGCGGCGTTTCTCCAGCGGCAGGCCCTGTGGCCAGTCGTCGGGAATCAACAGTTCCGCCGGGCTCAAGCGCTCCAGTTCCGCGAGCAGGGTTTCCCAGCCCTTGAGTTCCTGCACGCTGAAGCGGCCGCTGGCGATGTCCAGCACCGACAGGCCGAACAGGCGCTCATCGCCGACCACCGCCGCCAGCAGGTTGTCGCGGCGCTCATCGAGCAGCGCCTCGTCGCTCACGGTGCCAGGGGTGATGATACGTACCACCTGGCGCTCCACCGGCCCTTTGCTGGTCGCCGGATCGCCGATCTGCTCGCAGATCACCACTGATTCGCCAAGCTTCACCAGCCGCGCCAGGTAGCCTTCGGCGGAATGAAAAGGAATACCCGCCATAGGGATCGCCGTGCCCGCCGACTGCCCGCGCGCAGTCAGGGTGATGTCGAGCAGCGCGGCAGCTTTCTTGGCATCGTCGTAGAACAACTCATAGAAATCGCCCATGCGGTAGAACATCAGCTGGTCCGGATGCTCGCGCTTGAGCTTCCAGTACTGTTGCATTACTGGCGTGTGGCTAGAAAGCCCTTCGTTACTGGCCTCTGGGGATTTCTGTCTAATACGCATGGCCTTCGTCTAATACTTCATCCGATCCGGGATGGCATTGTCGGCGCCTGGGCGATCTTGGGCAACCGGCCGCGCAGGTACCGGGCGGTCATCCTGGCGTCCGTGTGGCCGCCGAGTGTCTGCGCGTTTTTGCCCTCCCGATCGGCATCGGTGAGCGACTTCGCGCGTATGTCGTGGATCTTCACGTCATGGATGCCGGTCTTCTCGCGCAGCGCTTGAAACGCTTCCTTGACTGTCTCATAGCTGACCGGCTTCCCGGTGCGCGAGCAGAACAGGGTCAAAGTGCGAACCTTGCGCGGCAGCGCCTTGGCGCGGTCAATGACGGCCTGCAGGTCTGGCGTCATGGCCACGATCAGCTTTGCGCCGGTCTTCTCCTGCACGAATGACACACCCTCGTCGCTTATGTCAGCCAGGCGGATAGCGATCACGTCCCCGATGCGCTGGCCGGTCAGGTAGCACATTTCGAGGATCGATCGAATGTAGGGGCTCGCCGCGTTTAGAAGCGCCGAGAACTCAGCATCAGTGATGTACCGGTCCCGCCGTCCCTCTGCGTGTCTGGTGATCCCGATGCAGGGATTTGAGTCGACCTCTTGCCACTCGAGCGCGTAGCCGAACACGATACGCAGGAACGACAAGATCCGGTTGCACATGTTTGGCGTGTCGGCCTGATCCATCTTCACCGCGGCGACATGCTTTGGCATCACCTGATGCGGCTCGAACTCGGCGAAGATCGTCTTCAGCTTCTCGGCCGCCGCCTCGTACTGCTTGGCGGTATTCTCGCTGATCTTCTTGCGGTGATGGGCCAGCGCTCGATCAATGAGCCCCGGCATGCCGCCCTGCTTCCCTGCCGCGATGCGCTTGGCGTAGATCAGCAGGGCCTCCTGCAGATCCGCGCTCAAGCGCTCCCACTTCCCATTGCGCACCAGGTAGTACGCTCCGTGCTTCTGGTACATGCACGCCGGCAAATGCCGGTCCTTCTTCCTCGGGCGCATGCTCGTGTCCTCAGCCCGTCAGCCTCAGCTGCGGTTCCTTCTTCGAAGTTTTGACGGCTCCAAGGCGAGACAATACAACGTCGCGCAGTACCTTGGGATGCCCGTCGCCGCCAACCACGAATCCGAACTTCTCAGCCGTGAGCCAGGCAATCTGCTTGCTTGGCTTCTGGTAGCCGGTCAGGTCCGCCACTTCCTGCGGGGTCATGAACATCCCTCACCCCCTCACTGCTACGCCGGCTGCTTCGATAACCGCAGGCAGCGTGCTCAAGTCCATCAGCGTGAAATAGCCTTCATCCCGCCAGCCGACTGTGTCGATGTGAACAACGTTGCCGAGGATTGCCGGCGTGCGCAGCGGCGTATGGCCTACCACGAGCGCGAGCAGATCCGGTATCCCGCTGGTGTCGACCATCTCGATTCGAGTGCGCGACCACATGCAGCTGTTCTTGACCAGCTTCAGGCGCTTCGGTGACTCCGGCTCTGTCAGCTCGGCGACCGTCTGCGCCCATGTCGGGAACGGGCAGTCGGCGTGCACGATGCCAACCAGGCCGGCGTCCGTCTCCAGCTCAATGGCGATCGGCAACTCGCGGAACTGGACGGCGTACTCTGCCTGCTCGTCGCTGTTGAGAGACAGGAACCAGCCGCCGCCGTTGATAAGCCAGTTACCCAGCTGGCAGCTGTCATACCGGCACACGTAGTCGTCGTGGTTGCCGCGCACCGGGTGGAACCAAGGCTTGGCCAGCCACTCCAGCGCCATCTCGCATTCCGGCCCTCGGTCGACCAGATCGCCGACCGAGAAAAGCCGATCGACTGCCGGGTCGAAGCCGACCCCGTCCAGCGCCTGCTGCAGCTTCGTGAAGCATCCGTGAATGTCGCCCACGGCAAAGTCCCGGCCCGCCGTGTTCTTGGCGAACCGCTTGATGAGTTCGGGCATGTCTATCTCCTGCTGCGTGTGGGGTTAGCGCACGAAGGGCTTGAGCGTGTATCGCCGTGCGCGACGTGGATCAGGAGAAGCTGGTTGGCGTCAGTCAAGGCTGGCGGCTCGGCGGCTCAATCAAAACCACAGAACGAAAGTTGGCTGAGGGCGGATTGCTCCACGCTGCTCAGCCAATGATGAACTGGTGCTGCGGTAACGCCCGCGTGGAGCCCAAAGGCAACGCAATCCTTATCACCAAGCAGGCCAGTGGCTCGGCAAAGATCGACCCACTGATGGCGCTGTTTAACGCCGTGTCGCTGATGGCTGCGAATCCTCCCGGCCAGGCAAACATTAACGACTTCTTAGACAACCTGGTGATCGCCTAATGGCAGACCTTACTGATACCGGATTCTGGCAGCGGTTTTGGGGCCGAGTCACCGGCCGCGCTCGCCTGGAAGATGGTCAGCGAGCCCTGCCATTCGATTCGCACACAACCCCTTCTGGCTCAATAGTTGGGCCTGACTCCTCGTTAAAACTCTCGGCGGTTTGGGCGTGCGTGCGGCTTCGGTCGCAGACTATCGCCTCGCTGCCTCTGCATTTGCGGGCTGAGGACAAGTCGTTTGCCAAGCAGCACCCGCTGTATCGGCTGTTGCACTCTTCGCCGAATGCGGACATGACCGCAAGCGAGTTCTGGGAATCGCAGCTTGCGTCACTTGATCTTTTGGGAAACGCGTTCGTTCTGATCGAATGGGACGGCCGACGTGTCGTGTCGTTGACCCCGCTCAACCCTGAAAAGGTCGTAGTTGTTCGCAGCAGCTCAGGCGAGCTGACATACGAGTACACCAAGGGCGGAAAGGTTACTGTCTACCGCGAGAACGAGATCCTCCACCTGAAGGGCTTCACGCTCGACGGGATAATGGGTCTTTCGCCCATCCAGTTTGCCGCAGAAACCATGGGCGGGCTGATGGATGCGAACCGGGCCGCAGCCAGGGAGTTCCAGAACGGCCTGAAAGTGGGCGGGTTCCTCAAAACAGGCGCCACCACTCTCCAGAAAGATCAGCGTGACCGACTGCGAGACTCTCTTTCTAAGTTCGGCAGGCCAGAAAACGCCGGTAAATGGATGGTTCTCGAGGCTGGAATGGAGCCCGCAAGTGCCCAGGGCATACGCATGAACCCGGCAGACGCTCAGCTTTTGGAGTCCCGTTACTTCGGAATTGAGGAGATTTGCCGGGCATTCGGGGTGCCTCCTCAGCTAATCGGGCATACCGACAAGGCCTCGAGCTGGGCATCGAGCCTGGAGAATACCAATCTCGGGTTCCTGACCTATTCGCTGCGGCCAACGCTTGTTCGTATCGAGCAGGCCATTACGAAAAAGCTTCTGCTGCCTGAAGAGCGTGACCAGTACCGGCCAAAATTCGCGGTAGAGGGGCTGCTTCGAGCGGACTCTGCCGCGCGGTCGTCCTTCTATTCGCAAATGCTCCAGAACGGCGTCATGAGCCGAAACGATGTGCGCGCGCTGGAAGACCTGTCGCCGGTCGAGGGGGGTGACGCGCTGACCGTACAACTGAACCTGACCACCATCGACAAGATCGGTGCTCCGGAGGAGACCCCATGAACCACAAAACTCTGGACGTATCGTTCGAGATCAAGGCTGTCAGCGATGACGGCCTTTTTTCTGGGTACGGTTCTGTCTTCGGGAACGTCGACAGTGGCGGCGATATCGTCCACCGCGGCGCTTTCGCCAAGTCGATTCAGGAGTGGGAAGGCCGCAAGCGTATGCCGCCCGTGCTCTGGAATCACGATAGGAACGAGCCGATTGGCGTCTATACGGCGATCCGCGAGGACGAAAAAGGCCTTTACGTCGAGGGCCGGCTGCTGGTCAACGAGGTTCAGCGCGCTCGAGAGATTCACGCGCTGATGAAGGCCGGCGCCCTGGACGGTATGTCCATCGGTTACGGCGTCCGCGGCGCTGATCGGGACAAATCGTCTGGGGTCCGCAACCTCAAGGAGCTTCGCCTTTTCGAGGTCAGCATCGTCACCTTCCCCATGAACGAGTCGGCAACCATCGATGCGGTTAAGTCTGCGCTCGAGGAAGGTTCGCTGCCCACTCTTCCCGAATTTGAGAAGTTCCTGCGAGAGGCAGGATTTTCGAAAACCCAAGCCACCGCTATCGCGAGCGGCGGCCTGGCAAAGTTGCTCCGGAGTGAGTCCGGCGACACCGAAGCGAGCAAAACGCTAAGCGATGCGCTGGCGATTCTTACCAAATCTGCATAAGGATTCACTCAAATGTCCGACGAAAACCAACTGGTCCAACTGACCACCGAGTTCAAGAAAGCCACCGATGAAGTCAAAAAGCTGGGTGAAGACATCACCGGTAAGATGGCTCACGGTGAAAAGATCAACGCCGACCTGAAAGAGCAGGCCGACAACGCCATGACCACGATGAACGGCTTCAAGGCCCGCATCGATGATCTGGAACAGAAGTTGGCGCGCCGCGGTGAAGAGCGCGAGCAGCAGCACAAGACTTTCGGTGAGCAGTTCGTGGAGTCTCAGAACTTCAAGAGCCTGGCCGAATCGAGCTCGCAGCGCGGTCGCGCCGACATGCAGTTCAAGGCGACCATCACTCTTGCAACTACCGATGCGGCTGGCTCGGTCGGGGACCTGGTTCAGAACACCCGCCTGCCTGGCATTGTCATGCAGCCCGAGCGCCGACTGACCGTACGCGACCTGATCACTCCCGGCCGTATGGATGGCAACGTCCTCGAGTACGTGCAGGAAACCGGGTTCACCAATAACGCCGGCATGGTCGCTGAGACTGGCCTGAAGCCTCAGTCGGACATCCAGTTCGAACTGAAGAACACCAGCGCAAAGGTCATCGCACATTGGGTCAAGGCTTCTCGCCAGATCATGTCCGACGCACCGATGCTCGCTAGCTACATCGACGGCAAGCTGCGCTACGGCCTGGCCTACAAGGAAGAGCAACAGCTGCTAAACGGCGACGGTACGGGTCAAAACCTGCTCGGCATCATCCCGCAGGCGACCGCGTACAGCGCTCCGCTGACCGTAACCGGCGCAACCACTCTGGACACGCTGCGCCTTGCAATGCTGCAGGCCGTGCTGGCTGAGTTCCCAGCCACCGGCCACGTGCTCAACCCGATCGACTGGGCCGGTATCGAACTGACCAAGGATGCCGAGGGCCGCTACATCATTGGCCAGCCGCAGGGCGTGGCTTCGCCGACCATGTGGGGTCTTCCAGTCGTTGCGACCCAGGCAATCGCCTCCGGCAAGTTCCTGACCGGCGCGTTCAAGCTGGGGGCTCAGCTGTTCGACCGCTGGCAGGCTCGCGTCGAGGTGGCCACCGAGAACGAAGACGATTTCGTCAAGAACTTGGTGACCATCCTGGCGGAAGAGCGTCTGGCTCTGGCGGTTTACCGCCCCGAGGCCTTCATCTACGGCGACATCGCTCCGGCCGTGACTCCGTAACTCAATCGGGGGCCGGCTTCGGCTGGCCACTTTTGGAGGTGAAAGATGGCAAAAGTGACGTATGACGTGAAGCGTGAGCACTTTGGCGACAAGCCGTATGTGACTGGCGACACGCGAGAGCTTGACCCCAATGAGGCGAAACGTCTCGTCGAATTAGGCGTTTTGGCAGAGCAGAAGCCCGCCAAGTCGCCAGAAACCAAGGCCGCTAAGGCCCCCTCGAACAAGGCCATGAAGGCCGCACCCGAGAACAAGTAAATGCTGATTACCGTCACCCCTGCAACGGTCGAGCCGGTCACGCTGGAAGAGGCCAAAGCCCATTTGCGCGTCGATCACGATGCGGATGACGGTCTGATCATCTCGCTTATCACCGCCGCGCGCGAAGCCGTGGAGCGTTTTACTGGCCGCGCGCTCGCCGCTGCGACTTACCGGTGGGCCTCTGAGGATTGCGGTCCGTACCTGCTGCCGATCTGGCCGGCAACGGTAACACTTGTCTCATCGGTTATTAACGGTTCGCGCGTAGACGCGGATTCCTTTGAATTCGACGCCGACAGAGCAATTGTCTCTGGCGACTTCGGAGCAGCTGTGCGAGTCGAGTTCACTACTGAGCCCGGCCATGTGCCGGAATCGCTCAAAGCCGCGATAAAGCTCCGAGTTGAAGCCATGTATGACGCATCTCCAGACGAAAAGGCGACGCTAACCACAGCGGCCGACCTAGTGGCGCAGCATTTCCGGATGAACATGGGCGTATGAAGACACTCTCCTATCGACTTCGCCACCGGATCACCTTTGAGCGACCCGGGCTGGCACAAGATCCGGTTAGCGGCGAGATGGTCCCAGGCTGGCAAGTGTTCGCAGAGAACGTTCCGGCCTCGATCGAGCCCTTATCTGCTCGTGACTTCATCGCCGCGCAGGCGAATCAGTCGGAAATCACAGCTCGAATCGTCATCCGCTACCGCGAAGGCATCCTGCCGACGATGAGGATTTTGCACCGCGGCAAGGTTTACGCGATCCAGGGTGTGCTGCCAGACGCAGATTCTGGCCTTGAATACATCACTTTGCCGGTTTCAGAGGGTGTATCTGATGGCTGATTCCGTCGAGTTCAGCATAACGGGCCTCGATTCACTGCTCGGCAAGCTGGATTCGGTGGCGGATGACGTAAAGCGCAAGGGTGGGCGGTATGCCCTGAGGAAAGCCGCTCAAATCATCGTCGACAAGGCCAAGCAGAACGCGCAGCGCATCGACGACGCTGAAACTGGCCGAACGATCGCAGACAACATCGCAATGCGTTGGAACGGGCGGCTATTCAAGCGAACTGGCGACCTTGGGTTCCGTATCGGCGTTCTGACGGGCAGCACGCGCAACCTTGAGCCTGGAAACCCTGATACGGGGCCGGGAGGGGCCACGCCTCACGCCATGCTGGTCGAACTGGGCACCGAGAAAGCGCGCGCTCAGCCGTACCTTCGGCCTGCAGCTGAGAACAACATTGGCGAAGTGGTTGATGAGTTCGTACGTCAGTACGAGAAGGCAGTCGATCGCGCAATCAAGCGAGCCAAGAAAAAGGCCGAAGCAGGAGGCTAGATGTTCCCGACAGTCGATCAGTTCGTTGCTGATATCAAGAGCCACCGACCAGCATCAGGGTAGCAGCCATGACAGTCGCAAAGACCATCACCGAATACCGCGTCACTAAGCATGCAATGCAGTCGATCATAGATCAGCACATGCAGGCTGCGTTTGCGGAGATTAAGCAGGAATTCGGCGACACACCGACGAGCGTGTACATCAAAACGGTTGAGCAGCAGGACATAAGCCAGCAGTACCCGGCTGGCGTATATGTCGGATGCGAAGTGAGACTCGGCGGGGAATAAGCCGAACAAGATGTGCCAAAACCCGCTCCGGCGGGTTTCTTTTTTCCTGGAGTTTGTATGTTCCCGCCAATCTTTCAGGTCGCAGCAGCAGATCCTGGAGTAACGGCTCTGCTCGGCACCGCGCCGGTTCGGCTCTGGCCGTTTGGAGAAGCGCCAGAAGGCACTGCGCTCCCGTATGCCGTCTGGCAGCTCGTTAGCGGGTCGCCGGAGAACTACTTGGCCGGACGCCCGGACATGGACGGCTTCACGCTCCAGATCGACGTATACGCAGCCACAGGCGCATCTGCCAGAGCTGTAGGTGCTGCGCTGCGCGATTCAATCGAACTCCGCGCCCATATCACCCGATGGGGCGGCGAATCCAAGGATGAAGCGACAGGCCGCTACCGGCTCAGCTTCGACTGCGACTGGTTCGTCCACCGCTAAACCGAGGCGATTATGACAGTACCCGCAATATACAACCGCCCCCCAGTTGTGCGGGGCGACACCGTGATCGGCTGGAGCGTAGACGTGCAAGTGGACGGCGCGCCGCAGCCAATTGATTCGGCCAGGCTACACCTGCGCACGCGGTACGGGCGCCTAGTGCTGGCCTGGCCTGTCACCGTCTCCGGGTCAACCGTAAGCATGGCTCAAGTGCCGGCAAGCGATACGGCCGACTGGCCCGTCGAAAGCCTGGTTTACGACCTCGAGCTGACGCTTGCAGGCGGCCGGGTCGTCACCTGGCTGAGCGGGGAGCAGCCGGTAATTGCCGACAGGACCTACGGATGAGCGCCGAATCGATCAGCCTGACAATCGTCGACTACGGGCAGTCGGCCGGCCTGATCGTGAATGAAAACTCAGACGATGTGCGTCTGGAGATTTCGGAGCAGGCCGTTCAAGTCGTTTTGACCGTTTCGGAAGCTGGGGGCGGCGCCGAGGTTAGTCCGGACGAAGGCAATCAGCTGGTGCGCAGAACCAGCGGTCTTTACGTCGCACCCACCAGCTGGGGCGCAAATCATTGGTAACAGGAGGCCGTAATGGCGCAGGTCAAATTTTACAAAGTCGCGACATTGCCGGGCACGCTTGAAGCCGATGCCTTCTACTACGTGGAGAACGGCACCTTTGCCGAGAGCTATCTGACCAACTCGGCGGGCGTTGCGCGCTCGGTCGGCAACTCCGCGATGATCAACTCGCTGGTTAATGCCGCGCTGGCGAGCTGGTCTGGCAATGCATCCTCGCTAGAGATCGTCGCCGACATCGCTGCGCGTGACGCGCTGATCGCCACGCTTGATGTCAACGCGATGATCCTTGTCATTGATGCCAGTGCGGACGCCACGGTCGATAGCGGCTCGGCCCTGTACGCTTACGGCGCGTCCACTGAGACGGTCTACAAGCTGGCCGAGTACGAATCGATGGACGTGATCATTCAGTGGTCGTCGATCCAGGGCGGCCCTTCGTCCTCTCCAGCGCAGATCGACAGCGCCGTCAGCCAGGCGCACAGCCACACGAACAAGGCCGTCCTCGACCTCATTAGCGCCGATTCCGAGGGCCTGACATACAACGGCGTCGGTGTGTCGTCTCGCTGGGCAACGAACAACTGGTGATCCCATGGCAGTAGTCAAGCAACACAAGGTCGTGGCCTCGCTGCCCGACCCGCTTGAAGCCGACTCGATCTACTACGTGCGCGCGGGTGATGGGGTCGACGTTTATGTGACCAACGGCGCCGGGATGGTCGTTGCTTACCCTGTGAATGTCGGCGGCGGCGGTCTAACGCTATTCACCGAATCCGTCTCTACTGCCGCGCCCAACAATACTGTTCCGGCCAACTCTCTGGCACCTGTTTCTGCTGCCGCGAATGTCGACTTCGTTATCGCCCCCAAGGGTGATGGTGCGATTTTGGCTCAAGTCCCGGATGGAACGGCAACTGGAGGAAATAAGAGAGGGGCTGGGGCTGTTGACTTGCAGTTCAAAAGGTATATCGCAGCGCAGGTTGCGACCGGGACTTACTCATTTTCGGCAGGAGAATCTAACTGCCCGTCAGGCCGCGCCTCATCAGCACTCGGGAGAAACGGCTATCCATCAGGAGACTCTTCGTTTACAGCAGGATATAGTAATTCCGCCTCCGGCGATTACGCAATCTGTCTCGGGGTATCGAATAAGGCTAGCGGACGTAGTTCCGTTGCTGCGGGGCAGGGTGCGGATACCAGATTCATCGCTTCTGCGATAGCTGAAGCTTCTTTTTCTGGGCGCCAAGCCCAGCGTCTCGTTCTTTACGGTGACACCAGCTCAAGCACGCCTACTACGCTTAAATCTGATGGCAATGCGCCAAGAAGTACAAACCAACTTGTATTGCCCAATAGCAGTGCGTACTACTGCCGAATTCGAGTAATAGCACGAAATACTAGCACACATAACGCTATAGCGTGGGCAGGTTCGGCGCTAGTTAGGCGCGGTACATCCGCAGCATCTACAACTCTTATTGGATCTAGCCTCATTAGTGAATTTGGTGATACTTCGATGGCTAGCTGTAGTGTCGCCCTTTATGTGGATACGGCATTAGGCTCCCTTGCCATTGAAGTGGCCGGACTTACATCAACAGTTATCCGGTGGGCGGCTCAAATAGAAACTGTGGAGGCTGCGTAATGTGGATCAATCCAGAAAATCTGGAACTTTCCGAAGAACCATCGGAAGGCTATGAGCATGTCCTTACTACACAGCCACCCCTAACAGCACGACTCGAAAAAGCTGTGCCCGGTCAGCCCGAGCTGGTCGACGGAACATGGATGCAGACGTGGGCGATTGAGCCGCTGACTGCTGACGAGGTTTTGCAGGTCAAGGAGGCTGAGCGGGTGAATGCGGCTCACAAGGACCGAGCCGCCCGCCAGCACCGGAAAGACAATCGCGCCGCTGCCGTCGCAGCTATCAAAGTCACGACCGCTGCCGGAAACACTTTCCAGGGCGACGAAACCAGCCAGGCGCGCATGGCCCGCAAGATCACCGCGCTTGAGGCTTTCGGCCCGGGCTCCACGGCTAACTGGGTGCTGGCAGACAACACCGTGGCCACAGTGACCGCGCAAGAGCTGCAAGAGGCTCTAGCGCTGGCCAGCGCCGAGCAGGACCGCCTCTGGCTCGCATGAGC